AACGCAGGAGAAATAGTCGCTGCATATAAAGTTCCAAATAGATGGACATGTGAATACTTTGGAAGAAGACTTGGATTTCATGCAGAGTTTAAAGGTTCTGTAACAACTACAGAATTGGGAGGATTCTTCAATGTTACTGGATCTTCTGGTTGTACTCCCTGTTCTGCAACTCTGGCTAACTATACTCCATTTGCATTGTACAATGGTGGAGGATCAGCTGGATATACTGGTAGTAATAGTACTAAGTCAAACACAGAAATATTAAGTTCTTATAATCAAGGAACTATTCTGGGAGTATTGTGGAACGATGATCCCACAATAAATTATTATTGTGATGTAGAAAATCCAGAAGTAAATGTATTTGTAAATCCTGATGGCAATATCGGAACAGCAAAAGTTTATCTAAAGACTGAATATGTCGGTGGACCATATGGTTATAAAGTTATAGGAGCATATGTAACAGATCGTCTATCAGCAAGTGGAATTGTTTTTGCGGAAACACCATCCTTGGTTACGGGTACATTATCAGCATCTTCTGGAGATGCCTCGGTTTGTCTAGCTAATATTCAATTTAATCTTGCTCCACTAACATCTACCGGAGAAAATTATCTTTCGATTTTCGATTTACTTAGAATTAATAAGATTGGTGTTTCTGTTGAATTAACAGACGCTAAAATAAATTCACTATTTGGTTTAAATAATTATGATTTCAAATCAGTGTTTGTTGCATCAGGAATCAAAAATGGTAATGGTTATAGAGTAGCGTCTGATGGTAAGATTAATTATATCGAACAATACAAAACTAGTGCAACCGCTACAATTACTGCTTTACCTGGTTCTGGTGAATTAACTAGTTTAAATTCTAACTTGTTTGTTTCGGATATACCAGATTCAATTTCTCCTGGTTATCTTAATAACAAGATATCTGCAACTAAAACTGTAGGTTCTGGTATTAGAGCATTTGTTCCGGGTAAACCCACAGGTTCATATACCGTTTCATTTACTTCCTTGGATGCTGCTTCTGGAACTGTAGAATTATCAGGCCATAATATAGTTGGTATTACTGTTGGTGGTGCTTACTTTGCACAAATACAAGGAAGCACAGGAATTAGCTTTACGATTGCTGGAATTACAAATCCAACCATAGATCTAAGTGATGCAACAATTTATATGGTCGCTGATACCGTATTGGCACAAACTTCATCAAACACTCTTACTGCTATCCTAAATATCTAAAATGGCTGCATACCCCTTTGACGATCAATTTCCGTTAACTAACTACCCCTATTCCAGCAGAACATGGAGTGGGAATGTCGATTCTACTACCAAGAAGAATCATTCTATGGTAGCATTCAAGGCTGGTAGTAAACTACAAGCGTCTGAACTAAACGAACTACAGGAAATTTTATTCCTTCAAAATACTCTAAACCTGAACATGATTCATGAATGGACTAGCCACTTGGCCGGAACTACAGCCAAGGGTCCAGCATGGGAGGGTTCTACCCCCTTATTCCCCAAGAACCACCCACAGGGCGGTACTGCTCTTCCATTGGTCGGCTATACCTTCAACAGCTCAAATGGCATTACAATAGCCTTTAGAGAGGGTTGGTATCTTGCTACTCTACCTTCAGGAGTTAAGGACTGGGCGTATAACAATACGGATAAAACCGTAAGAATTACACCAACATCGAGCGTAGAATATTATGCTGGACTTTCTTTCGGAATAGATTATATTACATGTACAGATGATTCTTCGCTCAGTGACAACTCTACTGGTGCTCCAAACACAAGTATTTGTGGAGCGGATAGATACCAGATTAGTTTCTCAGGCGGTCAGATCACTGGTGCATCTGGATTCAACAACGACACCTTCAATAAGATTCTGTCGTTTACTGCTGTTGGATCGACTTTGACTATTCAGTATATTAATGGTACGACACTATGAGGAATTTATGGCTGGTGAAAAACCTTGTAATTGTGGTAAGAAAAAGTTCTCAAACACTCCGCTAAAGAACCAAGCACCTATCAATAAGGCCATGACAATGGTTCAAGGATATTCCTTGGCTATTGCTTCGCGTGGTTTTAGAGATAAAAAGGTAGAACCTGTTACAAAGCAACTTAGAGTTCTTAGTTGTTTTGGCAATGAGGCTTCGGGGGGAGAATTGCCCCCATGCGCTCACTTAAAGGCTTCTGAAACCCCAGGAAAGTTCATCTGTGGAGCTTGTGGCTGTGGAGATAAGAAGGGTACATGGCTTTTAGAAGAGGATGGATCATACGCAAAGTTAGACTATCCTGTTCTAAAATGCCCGATTGGAATGCCAGGATTCTCAAATTATGTTCCTAGCACTCCAGAAGAAGCCAAGGAACCAATATCCCGAAAGCATTATATTGAAAATTCTGATCTTTCAGTTGTTCAAAAAGTAGAGGTAACTACTCCTGAGCCACCAGAAGAAGTTCAGAAGGCTTTTTCTGAAATTGAAAAGATGCGTCTGGAACAACTGAGGATTGCAGGAGTTAGTGTGCATACATAATTTTAATGGCACAACCCAACTCCAGAGAATCCATAATCCAATACGCTTTTAGGCAATTAGGTGCTCCAGTAGTCGAAATAAATGTAGATTACCAGCAAGCCCAAGATCGTCTTGACGATGCTCTACAATTCTTTTCAGAGCGTCACTTTGATGGCGTTGAACGCGCATTCTTTACATACGAGCTTACGGCTCAAGATGTAACTAACAAATATATTGATACAAATAATTTGGGTCCAATAGTAGGAGGCAGCTCAGGTGGGCCTACTGGTTATGATATTTTATCAATAATTAAGGTTTTGCCTTTCGGAACTTTGACCAGTAATTATCTTTTTGATGTTCGATACCAATTAGCCCTAAACGATGTCTATGGTATTAATACCAATTTAGGTTTTGTTAATTCATCTCCAATTGCAAATTATGACATTACCAAAAGGTATATTCGTCTTATTGAAATGATGTTTGATCCAGAAAGAACTGCAAGATTCAATAAGGTAACTAATAAATTATATCTTGAGATGGATTGGTCAGCGATTTCTGCTGGAACTTACATTGTCGTAGAAGCTTATGTTAATCTAAATCCTGATGTTTATACAGAAATCTTTAACGATAGAATGTTAAAGAAATATTTTACTGCTCTTGTCAAGAGACAGTGGGGACAGAATCTTTCAAAGTTTGATGGTATTGCTCTACCCGGCGGTGTTTCTTTGAGAGGCGGAAATATCATGGCAGACGCTGAAAGAGAAATTCAAATTCTTGAAGATCAAATAATTTCTGCTTACGAACTACCTCCAGATATGATGACCGGATAATATGGCTCGTAATCCATACTTCAATTTTCAATCTGGCGAACAGAATGTTTCTGAGGATATCATCATCGAAATAATTAAGATGATGGGTTTGAATGTTTGGTACATTCCAAGAGAATTTGTAAATCTTGATAGACTTTTTGGTGAAGATCAACTTAATAAATTTACAAAGGCGTATCCAATAGAAATGTACATAGAATCCTTCAGAGGATTTAATGGTACTGATGTTATTGGTAAATTTGGACTTGAAATTCAAGACAAAGTGGATTTAATTGTTAGTAGAAAAAGATTTACGAACGAGGTCACAACGCACTCTTCGACCATCGTTCGCCCAAGAGAGGGCGATATAATATATTTTCCCCTCTCAAAAACCATGTTTGAAATCAATTTTGTAGAACACGAAGCTCCGTTCTACCAATTGAACAAACTATATGTTTACAGTTTATCATGTGAAGCATTTACATATTCGGCAAATGATTTCCAGACAGGAAATACAGATTTGGATGCAATACAGGATATCAAACAAAGTATATACAATTTCTTACTTGGTGCAAATGTTACAGGGTTTACCGCTTCGTACAACAGAACAAATCGTGGTGAAAAATTCTATGTTTCTGGTTCTGCGGCAGGGACCACAGCATACCTCAGAATGCTTGATTACGATCTCTCTGGTAACACAATGACAGCTGAAATGATGGCCTTGGACGGTGTTACCTTCTCCGGTCCATCAACTCTTACAAGTTCTGTGTCTGGTATCACATATCTCATTCGTCAGATCAACGGGACCAGCAATTATGGAACCGTCAATATCATTCTTCAGGATGCAGAAGGAGAAAATCCACCTCTGGATTATCAAAGAGGATTTACTGGATCTGGAAGCAAATATGATACTCCAATAATTAACTTTAGTGAGACTGATCCATTCTCGGAAGGTAATTACTAATGTTTAATACTTATAATAATCAATCTATTAGAAAACTTGTGGTTGCCTTTGGTTCATTATTTGATGAACTTTATGTTACTCGTAAAAATGATACTACTGGTTCCCAAGAGAATATCAAAGTTCCAATTACTTTTGCTTCTAAAGAAAAATTTCTAAGAAGGCTTGAATCTAATTCTTCAATTACAGATAAAGTTAAGACTCAATTGAATCTACCATATATGAGTTTTGAATTAGCTGGAGTGGCCTATGATAGAGGAAGAAAGAGAAACAAATTAAAAATTGCATCGTCTTATGATTCAACAATCGGTCAGACAAGCAAAACTTTTTCTGAAACTCCAATCGAAGTTAATTTTAGAGTATATTTTTATTCTAGAAGTTTGGAAGAAATTCTTCAAATTATAGAGCAAGTAGTTCCCACATTTAATCCAGAATTTAATTTGAGACTTAATTTTAATGATGTGTTTACAAATGTAAATGTTCCTATCTCTTATGGTGAATTAAGAATATCAGATGATCACGAAGGAAATTTTGGATCAAGAAGAATCATGGTTTGTACAATGACATTTACTGCTACAAGTTTTATATTCAATGAAGTTAAAACAAACAATCCTCCAACAGCTACA